ACAATGCCGGTCGTCCCATCATCGACGCTATGCAACGTGATCCGTGGTCGCTGGTTCTCGCTGTCATAATCGACCATCACGTAACTCTTACCGTCGCGCAACGTTCGCCGGTGTAGCCGGATCTGTTGGCGTTCCATCCGGTTGGCGCTCCACCAGTCCCAAAGCTGCGCGGCTAGTAGTTGATCGGCGTTCTCGCCATCATCCGCCGCGCTTTCACCATTGACAGTAAAGCCGCTCAGACTGATTCGCTCACGAAGCCGATCAACCACCACCTTGACCAGATTGTGATTAAACGGTACTTCGCTTTCGGTGAGCAGTGGCCCCAGGTATTCTCTCTGGCGCTTGGTGAGCGGGACGGGGTGTTCGCCGTCGTAGTAATCGCGTGCGTCGCGCACTCTCGCGGCGTCCTGCTCTTGCCGGTCGATGATCGCCTGCATATGCAGAAAGCGATCCAGTTCGCCGGGTGACAACTTGGTGATATCGATCATGGTCTAATACTCCCGGCTCCTTGGCCTTCGGTTAATCTGCGGCGCTCCTGCATTATACGCCGCATTCACCATCAATAATTCGCTTCTGATTAGATCGTCGTGGCCCTCGGCATCGGGTACGCTGGCCTTGACCTTCTTCCCTGGCTTGGCGTCTAGTCGCGCATGACCACGTTGCCACCATGCGCGCTTGTCGGTGTCCTCTGGGTCTGCCATGTCTGCACCGGCCACCTGGAGCACATCAAACGACTGTTGATAGTCCAGCAGACGCACACCATTGACCGCGGCCAAATAGTTGAACGCCTCTTCGGTGTGCGCTGTCCACGCGCTGTCAAAGGTTTGCGCAACAATCCGCTCACTGTTGCCACCTTTGCCGTTGATGGCTTGCGCGAGGAACGCGGTAGACGTGGAGCCAATGCCGGTCGCGTCGCAGTGACAGCGGTCCACTCTCCAGCGGTTCCATAAGACATCATAGAGCGTGGTGTGGAGGCTGACCGGATTGACATTGCTCCACTCATAGCGCGCCAAGATCCGTACATGGGGCTCCACGATGCCGGTTGCAATCTTGACCCACTCCAACGCCCCGATGGTCAATGCAACGCTATCGCGGCTGCTCTGGTTGCTCAGGCTCACCAGATCCCCGGCGTCTTCGTCGGCTCCGGCGAAATCGAGCCCCGCAACGATCTGACGCTCCCCCTCGCGTCGCTCCTTGCGCTCATGGTCGCCATGCATCAACAGCAGTTGCTGGCGCTTGAGCATTCGACCCGCGTTGGGTAAAAGCTCAAGAAAATATTGCGTTTTGACCAGCGGATGATCGCGCCCAAGTCGCGCTACCTCACTATCGACAAACTCACCATAGCGCGGGTTGGCGTCGGCTACCTGCTCCGGCGTGATGCGAAAGACGCGCCCCTTGGCCCTACCCTCCGATACATCCGCCTTGAACCGCTCCAGTAGCGTGGTGTCCGTCCAAGTGGTACCGTAAGCGATGACCGGCGCGCCGGTAGAGGCGCGCATGGGCGAAAAGTCCTTGTCGTACTTTGCCTGATCAACGTCCTGCGCTTCGTCTACCTCCATAAAGAGCGAGGCAGTCGCACCGACTACAGAGGCATTCGGATCGGCGCTCAGGAAGTGAAGCTCTGCCCGATGGCACCGCTTGATGTACCCATGAGACGATCTAAATCCCAAGAACGGCATTCGCCCCATTGCCATTGACGCACGCTGATCAAAGCGAAGCATACTGTTAACGATCTGCGGCTTGTAGGTTGGAGCGGTCTTAGTTGCCGCGCCGCCGCGCTTACCAAAGCGAGAAAGCGCCCACACTTGGATCTGTGAGCTTGTTTCGTTCTTGCCGCTCTGCCTTGGCATCTCTACCGTGATGATCTCGTTGCGTGCCTCCGCGATGGCTTCACAGATATATTGCGCCCAAGGTACTTGATACGACCGGAGCGGTAGCCCGATAATATCACGGCTAAACAGGAATATGTCAGACTGGTAACGCTGAAAGGCTTCACGCCGGTTCATCAGCAGCCCCCCACCAGTCATCTGCCTCGGTTGCCTCCCCCGCGGCATTCTGTGCTTTTTCGTCTACTTCTGCGTATTTCAAAATCAAGCTCGCCGCGGCAATCCGGTCTTTGTCCTGCGCACGTCGGACCATGATCGGCTTCTCTGTCTCTGGGTCGAGGATCGGCTGACCTTCGTCATCACGCGCCACAACCAGATCCACAGCGATCTCTATGGCCGCATCAACTACGTCGCCGGTCGCCAGCCGTGCGCGCCGCTTGCTCTCCGCAATGGCGTGTAGCTCTTCGCGAGTGCGTGCCAACAGCGCCAACCGCGCGGCTTCTTTTAGTGTCGCCTGAAAGACCGGATCATGATGCCAGCCGCCTTTTTTGACCAGCTGGCCATCGTCATCAAACTTGGGCTTGCGGTAGTAGGCATTCTCCGCGGCAATCCGGTTGTCACCGTGAAGCAGATCCCGCATGGGACGGTTTTCAATATAGACATGCTGAACGATGCGATCAATCGAGGCGCGCTGCTTTGCCGTCAGAGTAGTCAACTGCTCCGCCAACTCTGCCGTCATATAGCCTATCATTCGCCGTGGTAGCGCACCGCCCATCGAAATCTACCCAATCCCCACAATACAAAAACTTGTTTTCCTCTGTGCAATGTTAAGCATCTCGCGTAGTTGTTGCCTATACGAAATCATCAATTAGCAACACGATCATTACACACAATCCGGTGACAATGATCGACAACAGCAGGAAGACCGCAAAGCGCCATGACCACCGCAAGATCGTGCGGATCATCGGCTGGCCTCAAAGCGTTGGTAGGCTCTTCCGGTTGCCGTGAGCTGCTTTGTGCTCCGATCGAAGGTTTGCCCCGGCAATGCCGTGAAATTCGCAGAGAACCATGCATAGCGAACGATCTGCGGGTGGTTGTGCATATACATCGTTGTGGCATACAGGTAATCGTTAATCCGGCGTTGATCGTAGCCGTGCGCGGCTTCCATTAGGATCCCATATTCGGAGACAATGATCGGCCATGCCATACCCCGATCATCTGCCCAGCTGGTGAACAGATCAATCTGCTCCACGAACGCGGAGTAGTCGCCGTGCCGGTCGGCGTACTCGCACCCACGCCCAGCCGCTGCGCTGGCGTCAATACCCACCGGCAAGCCCAGGCCCCACGCGCACGCTTCCGGCAATATATACGGGTGAATGTGCCAACCATCCGCAGGGAATGGCTCACCGTAGGCGGCAAGCATCGCGTCAAGCCACGCGAGGCGAAGCGGGCTGACTGTAGAGATGCCACCGGCGAAGATCTGCGCGGTCGGATCAATTTGCTTGATGGTGTGGTAGATGGCCTTGTAGCCTGCGGCATACTCCGCGGGGGTCTGGTTGGCTTGACCGTGACCGTCTGGCTCATTGCCCAGCAGCCAGGTTGCGCCGGGGTTCTCCCCTGCGATGCGCTCAAACTGGCGTAGGCGATCCGTGCGGAGCCTCCAAACCATATGGACATATTCCACATTGCCGCGGTCTTCGGCGTCCACTTGGTAATTATACGCCCACGTTGCACCCATCCCCGCGAGGTCATAATCTGCCAATGAATCCTTGGTATAAAACCAATCTTGTGCGATCCCTGGCATGGTGGCCGGTTCGTCCGCGTTGACACTTCGCGGGATCAGCGTCAACACCAATAGAAGAAGCCCCAACAGCAGCGCGCCACTGTTCCAACTTACCCGACCCTGCCCACGTCTCTGTATAGCCATCTGTACCCATCCCCTTTCATCATCCGGCGTGTATGTGTCCATTCGCACTTACGCCGGAACCATTGCCACTGTATAAGCCATTCCCTATTCGCGATCCGCTGCTCAATTCCAGCGGGCCGTATCGTCTTCTGCTGCGTCAAGCTCACCTACGATCATTAGTTGCTCATTGCGGCTGTTGCGCAATTGCCACACCGCAGCCTCTACCATGTGGCGTAGCACATTCACCGGCGCGGCTGGGTAGCGTTTCTTAAGTTCATCGATCACATACCTCAGTCGTCGCGCGCCCTGGCCATCGCCATCAAACATCTGCTCCGCGGCCCTGACCAGCTCCCACACAGCTAGACGTTTCTCATCTTCGCTGAATTGTGCCCACTTAAGCGCGCCATAGCCGCCGATAACCAGTGCCAACAAAAGCAGTGCCCCAACTGTCAAATAGTCCATAGCTCCCCTATTCAATTTTGACAAACGTCACCACGAACGAATGATGCCCAACACTGTTCCATATCTCACCGCTGATCGCCGGTTCGCCTGGGTGGTCGGAGTGGATGTTATAGACCACATCGGAAGCGACCTGAACAACCGTGCTGGTAATGTAGAGTTCGATCCGTTGCCCCAGGTAGAGATCCAAATTGCCGTGACCACGTTCCCCCAGCCGATCCGGTTTGTCTAGCGCGACCGGCGGAGCCGCTTCGTTTGGCCGTCTGCCCTGCCAGGTCCAGCCGATGCGAAGCGCGTTATCATAGACGCGATTGCCGTACTCATCTTGCACGCGCACGTAGATTTGATGACCGCCGCGGTTCTGCACCGGCGTCAGATGCTGTACCTCAACGCAACGGTAATAGGTCTGATTTTTCGCCCAGACTTCTCCTATGTCGGGCTGATTCACCTTGACACCGTAATCCTCCGCCTGATTGTCGAGCGCGGGCAACCCGTCGCCCACATCAACCCCGCCGGTTTCTTCTTCTTCTTCCGGCAAGGTCAACACCAGTACGGTCAACTCTTCAAGCTTGGCGAGTAGTTCACTGCGCAAGTTAGACATAGTAATAGTCAATGTACTCCCATAGGGTGATCACAGCGGCGATCACCATTGTGATCATGTGGACGGTCGCCCAATCCCACATGACCGACTCTGGCCACCACTCCAGCAAGCCAGAGCGCACCGTCACGATCAGCAAATGCAGACCGATGGCAGCTTTGGTATAGGCCGATGGCCGGTGCTTGAGCGCGGCCTGTAGCAGCAAGAACGCAACCACCGCGTAAGCGATTGTGTTGAATGTCTGTAG